TCCTGGATTTCCTTACTGCTCAGGGATGGGCAGAAGAGTCTATCTACAAAGTGATTCAGGATGTTATCGGGTGAGACCTCTGAGCATCTCTACCACGAACCATGCCCAGAGTGCGGATCATCTGATGCCGGTTCAAGGTACTCAGATGGTCACTTCTACTGCCACAAGTGCGGGCATTACCAAAGCGGAGACTCTGATTCTCCCAGACAATACCCCATGAAATCCACTAAAGATGTTGAAATCAAAGGAGATGCCCAACGGCTCCCAAAACGGCGAATCAAGGCAGAAACGTGCTCAAAGTTCCAAGTCCTCAAAGACGACGAACTTCTACGCTTCTATTATCACGACAGCTCTGGAAAGGTTGTTGCAGCCAAGGTAAGGAATCCTGAGAAAAATTTTTGGTGGGAAGGCGCCAACAAGGATCACCGATTCTTCGGTCAGCAGCTTTGGTCTTCCTCTGGTAGGTCAACTGAGAAGTACACCCACCAAGTCATCATCACTGAGGGCGAACTCGACTGCCTGAGTGTCTTTGAAGCCTTCCCTACAATGTGGCCAGTTGTGTCACTCCCTGATGGGGCTCCTGCTGCTAAACGGTCTGCACAAAAGCAGCTTGAGTGGTTGCAAGCATTCGATGCTGTCGTCTTGTTCTTTGACAACGATGAGGAGGGTCAGAAAGCAGCGGAAGCTGTAGCTCAGATTCTTCCAACTGGTAAAGCGAAGATCGCCAAGCTCGATCCCCAGTATAAGGATGCCTCAGATGCCCTACAGGCCAATGATGTGGAGGCAATCAAGAAGGCTATCTGGAAAGCTGAGGTTTGGAGTCCTGCTGGCATTGTCAGTTGGGATCAACTCATCACAACGATCACTACTCCTAACGCACCAAGCGTCTACGACTACCCATTCAAGGGCCTTAACCAGCTCTTGCATGGTATTAGGTATGGTGAGCTGATTACAACGACAGCAGGCAGTGGCATCGGGAAGAGTTCTTTGTACCGACAGTTTGCTGCCCACCTCCTTGACCAAGGTGAGAGCGTTGGCTACATCGCATTGGAAGAGTCGAACAAGCGTACAGGGCTGGGCCTCATGTCTACTGCCCTTGGTGAAGCCTTCCACGTTGGCACAAGATCAGCCGCTGAGTTGAAAGCTGCCTACGCCAAGACATCCCACTGGAAACTCAACATGTTTGATGGGTTTGGTTCCTACGATCCAGACATCATCTACAACCGTATTGAGTACATGGCACTTGGGTTGGATGTGCGTATCTTCTTCCTTGATCACCTCTCCATTCTGCTCAGCGGTTTGGATGGTGACGAGCGACGGACAATCGACATCACCATGACTCGCCTTCGATCTCTAGTAGAGCGAACAGGCATCACCTTGTTTTTGATCTGCCACCTCTCAGGCTCTGGTGATGGAGGTAGTTACGAAGAAGGTGGTCGAGTGAAACTCACGAACTTACGTGGTTCAAAGTCTATCGGCCAGCTCTCGGATACCGTCATTGCCCTGGAGCGTGATCAACAGGATGCTTCAACTGACACCACCTGTAGGGTTCTCAAGAATCGCTATACCGGCGAGACTGGCCCAGCAAGTATGTTGAGGTGGGACCGGAACACATGTCGGTATGAAGAGATCAAGTCGTTGTGTTCTGACGGGTACTCAGTCGAGAGCGTTACAGCGTCCCTGATGGGAGAAGACTACTGATGCGCCTAATCTTCGACATCGAAACAGACGGCCTCTATCGTTCTCTCTCCACCATCCACTGTGTTGCCATCTACGACATTGATTCTGATCAGACTTTGGTTTTCAATGATCAAGGTACTGGCTGCCCTGGCTGCATTGGCGGCGGCAGGTCTATCGCTAATGGAATCAGCCTCCTGGACAGTGCCGATCTGATCATCGGTCACAACATCATCTACTACGACATCCCTGTAATCCAGAAGTTCTTCCCCTGGTTCAACCCAGTAGGTAAGGCTATGGATACCTTGCTTCTCTCTAGGCTCACCTACCCAGACTTAAAGGAACGGGACTTCGCTCAGCGTACCCGAGACATGCCTGCTGGCCTATACGGTCGGCACTCCCTAGAAGCCTGGGGTCACCGACTGAATGAAAGGAAGGATGACTTCGGTAAGACAACAGACTGGAGTAGTTGGTCTCCTGAGTTGGAGAAGTACATGGTTCAAGACGTTCACGTTACCACCAAACTATGGTTCGACTTCCACAAGACTTATCCTGGCTTGCCTTAGAGCACACTGCAGCAGAGATATTGTCTGCACAGGAAGTGTACGGCTGGCGTTTCGATGTTGAACGTGCTCAGAATCTCGACGCACAGTTGAGCCAGGAGCTGCGTACTCTCCAGGAAGAGGCCATCGACAGGAACCCACTGGTGCCCGATGTTGAGTTCACTCCTAAGCGGAACAACAAGACAAAGGGCTACTACGCTGGCGCACCTTTCTTCAAGCTTCAAGACTTCAACCCAACTAGCAGAGACCAGATTGCCTGGATCCTTATGCGAGATGGATGGAAGCCTAAGCAACGAACAGAAAGTGGCAAAGTCCAGATCGATGAGGTTGTGCTTAAGGAGGTGGGAACACCTACTGCACTCTCATTCCTTCGGATGCTAGAGCTAACCAAACAGATCGGGATGCTCTCTCAAGGAGACAATGCCTGGTTGAGGTTAGTCACCCCACAAGGGAGACTTCACCACCACTGTTCATCCATTGCTGTCACTCATCGATGTGCTCACCGTGGACCAAACCTGGCTCAAGTGCCTAGTGATCTGAGGTTCCGTGAGCTATTCATTCCTGATGAAGGTGATGTGATGGTTGGTGCTGACCTTTCTGGCATCGAGCTTCGCATGTTTGCTCACTACCTAGCCAAGTACGATGACGGCAAGTACGCTGACATCCTTCTCAACGGTGACATCCATCAGGTCAATGCTGACAAGATTGGTATCAGCCGCAAGGCAGTCAAGACTGTCACCTATGCCTTCCTCTACGGAGCAGGCGATGAGAAGATCGGACTCTCCTATGACCCTCAACTGAAACCAGCAGAGGCAAAGAAGAAGGGTGCTGAGATTAGGAAAGCATACCTTGAAGCTATTGACGGCTTGGAAGAGTTAGTCAAAGGTGTCAAGGATGCTGCATCTAGTAGGGGTTACATCCTCTCGATTGATAAGAGACGGATCAAGGTGACTTCACCTCACAGTGCTCTCAACTATCTACTCCAGTCAGGTGCTGGTGTGATTGCAAAGCGTTGGATGGTGATGGCTAACCACTCCATATTCGTTGCCTTACTGAACACGATTGTGCATCAGTTGGCATTTGTCCACGACGAGCTGCAGTTCACCTGTCACCCTGAGTTCACCAAACAGCTAAGTGAGATCCTTACATCATCAGCTCAAGCGGCTGGTGAGTTCTACAACATGCGCCTACCCATCGCTGCCGAAGCAAAGGTCGGGGATAACTGGGCCGAAGTACATTAACCACCACATACATGGCATTGCTGATTGATGCAGACTACACTCTCTATATGAGTGCGGCTGCTTGTGAAACCGACTACGACTACGGTGATGATGTCATTGTTGTCCAAAGTAGGTTCGGTGATCTCCAAGAGAAGTTGACCCGAGAGTTCAAGAAGATCTCTGATCGTTTTCCTGATCAAGAGATGATCCTGTTCTTCTCGGACAGTCAGAACTTCAGGAAACAGATCTACCCTGAATACAAAGGTGCCCGTAACCGCAAGAAACCTTGTGGCTATCGTCGGGCAATCGACTGGCTCAGTGAGAACTACCAGATCGAGCGGGAACCTCAACTGGAAGCTGACGATCTCCTAGGCATCTGGCAGACCAGAGATAACTCAGAGCACATCGTTGTCTCTCCCGATAAGGACATGCGCCAGATTCCTGGACGTATCTTCAACGGTGATGAGTTGTTTGAGGTGACTCCTGAGGAAGGTATTCGCTGGCATCTGATTCAATCCCTCAGTGGAGATCAGACGGATGGTTATGGCGGTTGCCCCGGTATCGGAGTGAAGAAAGCAGAAGGACTTTTCGACAAGTTCGGCCAGTCCTGGTCAACAGTAGTAGCTGCATACGAGAAGGCTGAGCTAACTGAAGCTGACGCTCTGATGAATGCTCGCCTCGCCAAAATCCTCCAACACGAAGACTATGACTTCACTACCCAATCAGTACGACCGTGGACTCCAGCAGCTTCCTGAGCTGAAGTTAGAACTGAGACTTGAGCAACAACTTACCCTTTCTCAGATCGAAGCTGACATCTCAAAGTGCAGCAGGTCTGAACTGGAGTCACAGATTAAGCAAGTCACCACTCTCTACTACGTCTACAGGAATCAAGTAACTGATCTTCTCCGACACATTACCTCCAATCACATGGCCTCGATGATTCCCTCCAACCTTGGAGGCTTGCCTGAGCCTGAGCCTGAACAGGAACCTCAAACCGAAGAATGGAAGGCAAAGGTCCAAACTGAGCCTTACGAAGTTGACTTCATTCCCTCTGACGCACTGCTGAATCTCTGATATGACAAACGTTCAATCCACCCTTGAACAGCGCGGCACCCGCTATGGCCAGTTCATTGGTCAAGCTGAAGTAACTCAAGACTTCAAACGGTTACTACAGAACCACTTGGCTAGGAGGAGCTATAAGGTCCTTCCTGACATCCAGCAAGAAGCCTTGGATATGATCTTCTCCAAGATTGCACGGATTATCAACGGTGACAACAACTACGACGATAGTTGGCATGACATCGCTGGCTATGCATCGCTGGTTGTGAAGGACTTGAATGGGGAGGGAACCTGATGTCTGACGATAGAAAGCATTTCCTCATGGCATTCTACGCTGATCAGTTCAGGGATGTAATGGGATCTCCCGTTGGCACTGTCGAGCCTGCTACTCCAGGCGACCGTCTTCAGATCTCCCTCATCGAAGAGGAGTTCAACGAACTGGTTGATGCTTGGGAAGAGGAGTTCAAGGATGGTGCCGTCCCAGTCCTCAAAGAACTCGCTGATCTTGTCTATGTCTGCTTCCAACTTGCCTCTGCCCGTGGTTGGGATCTGAGCACTGCATTGGGCCGTGTCCACGAATCCAACATGAGCAAATTGGTCAACGGCCACCCTCTCAGGAATGAAGACGGCAAGGTGCTTAAAGGTCCAAACTACAAACCCCCTACTCTCTCTGATCTTGTATGAATGCTGCACAGAAAGTTGTCCGAACCGGACGAGTTCAAAGTTGGATTGACAATCCTGAATCCAGACTGCCGGTATCGTGTACTGTCTTCGTCGTCGAAGATGAGATGGAAGGGGAAGATGGAATCGAAGCGTCATGGCGGTTTGTATCCCACGCTCTTCGCTATGGTGCTGGTGCTGCTGTTCATCTATCCAAGCTACGTCCCGCTGGCCATGATAATGGTAGGGGTCTCGTATCTTCTGGGCCTGTAAGTTTTGCCAAGATCTACTCGACCCTGAACGAGACTCTCCGTCGCGGAGGTGTCTACAAAAACGGTGCCGTGGTGTGTCACCTCGACATCAACCACCCTGACATCTTGGAGTTCTGCAATACCAGCCGTAGCGAACTGGAGTGGATCAAGCGATGCGTCGATCTTGATTGGGATCTCTGGGATGAAGCTGATCAGGATGTCCGTGATGCAATCATTGAGGGGATCAAGCGTGGAGACATCTGGCTAAACAAGATCAAGTTCGACAAGAACGGTGATCGAATCTACGGCAACGTCTGCCTTGAGGTCTACCTGAAGCATCGTGGGACTTGCCTACTGCAGCATGTGAATCTTGGTGCCTGCCGTCATGGTACAGATGACATTTTCAATGCCTTCAGGGAAGGTATGCATGAGCTAATTGAGCTTCACTCCAAGACTGGTGTTGGCGACACAGGCGAGTACCTCAAGCCTGAAGAAGATCGTCAAGTCGGCCTGGGACTGATTGGCCTTGCTAACTACCTGCGATTGTCTGGCATTAGCTATGCTGAACTGGCTGATAGCTTTGACCTCTTTGAAGATGGAGAGGATGATGACAGCGAGGGCGGTAGGTTCCTAGACAACCTCTCAGAGGCCATCGCCATTGCCGCCAGGATCGCCCACAAGGCCGGTATGGATCGCGCCTTCGCCATTGCACCAACGGCCAACTGCAGCTATCGCTCACGGGACATTGCAGGCTTCACATCGGCCCCTGAGATTGCACCTCCCATCTCCCGAGAAGTAGACCGAGACAGCGACACCTTTGGAGTCGAACACTTCTCCTACGGTCATGTTGAGATCGCCTCTGAAGTTGGCTGGGATGTCTACTACCGTGTGTGCAACGGCATCGTGCAGTTGTTCGACGACACCAAGCTTTTCCATGGCTACTCCTTCAACTCCTGGAGTGACATGGTTACCTATGACGAGGAGTTCGTTGAGACCTGGCTTGCCTCTACCCAGACGAGCCTGTACTACTCCCTGCCTGTGATGGAAGGTACTCAGGATAAGTCTTCTGCTATGAGTGCCCTTGATGAAGACTACGATCTCTTTGGTGACATCTTCGCCCCACTGTCTGATGAAGAGATCGAGACTGGTGTAGCAATCAAGAATCCCCCTACAGTACCACGTAAAATTGAATGTATTGGCTGTGCCGAATGACGACTCCCTATGACAAACTACTAGCCAGGAAGCGTACCTGGACCCCAGTTCAAACCAAAGCTGGCAAACTCAAGGAAGGCTCCGAGCTTTCCATCTACCGGGCACTTGCTCTACGTCAACTTGAACTTCCTGTTGGTGAGTTCATCAAGGATGCCTGCAGCAAAGAGATCCCTGAAGCAAGCCGTGTCCTCCTTGAATCAAACGTAGTCGATGAAGTTAAGCACGATCTTGCCCTCAGTTTCATCGCTAATGCTCTTGGGACTGATCCTGAGGCTGAGTCTACCGCAACCCAACTCAGGGAAGCGTGGGACCAACACCCCGATCACACCGTCGTCAAGGCGATGGTTCTGGAGCGAGCCGTCTTCTTCGTCATCTTGCCGTTCTTCCGATTCAACGGTGATGCCGGTCTGCGAACCGTAAGTGCTGACATCTCACGGGATGAACAGATCCACGTTGCCGCTAACACTCTCGTATGCCGTGAACTTGGTTACAGCTTTAGCAAGTCTCTCGATGATCTTCGCAAGGAGACTGTCCGGTGGATCATGGAACCGCTGGGTAAATCAGATGATAAGTACCTTGATACTGATTTCTGGATGAGCCAGAGTGATTCCCTTCTCTACCAGGGTAAGGCTGAAGGTCTGACTGAAACAAAGCGGGCTCGTATGCCTGCATTTTTTGAACACAGCAACTCTAACTTACCTCAGTATGCCTGAAGAGCTATCCCTACAAGATGTCACAGAGCTGTCTACTGACTCTCTGCTGGCTGAACTGGAAAACACCTTTCCAGAGGAATCCCCTGGCCGAACTGAATGCCTAGAGGATCTCATGTGGCGAGGTGGTCAGAGAAGCGTCGTGAATTGGATCAAAGAGAGGATTAACGATGGCAATGAGTAACGAAGAGAAAAGGGCGAGAGAGCAGCTCATCGCCAACATGGAGAAAGGCGGGTGGAGGGCATCGGACGGGACTACTCTTCCCGCAGGAACAAAGACCCAGACCAGTCAATATAGCTGGGAGCAGCGGTTCGGTAAGGAGAGTACAAAGGGCTACAACAACTCGTTGATGTTCTACAGGCCGGATTCCGTTCCTGCTGCTCCAGCCCCAGCGCCTCCACCAGCTCCTGACCCAACACCACCTCCAGCAGCAGCTCCTACCTTCGATCAGCCAGCAGCAGTTGCAGCCTACGGAAACCCTGAGCTGACAATCCCTGGTGTGGATGTCCGAGTAACCGGAGAGAACATTGGCCTAAAGGCTAAACGCTCCAGTGCCAAGCAACAGGGATTGACTAGCAAAGGTACAAATCGACTGACTATTCCCAGGTCATCTGGAACTAACCCGCTCAACATCTAATGTCAGCAAGAAAACGATATGACAGCCTTACATCTTACCGTACTCAATACCTTAACACTGCTCTAGATTGTGCTCAGCTAACCCTGCCCTACCTGATTCGTCAGGACTTGTCTCAGACTAAGGGTTCGGTTCAGACTCTCACTACTCCATGGCAGAGTATCGGTGCTAAGGGGGTGATGTCGCTTTCATCAAAGCTGATGCTGGCGCTCTTCCCAACGCAAACCAGCTTCTTCAAGCTGCAGGTTGATGATAGTAAGCTAGGTGAGGTTGTCGATACAAACGCTAACCCTAACGTCAAGACTGAGCTAGAGCAGCATCTGGCTGTCATTGAACGTCAGATCCTCGACAACATTGCAGAGTCGAATGATCGTATCGTCCTGAACCAAGCACTGAAACACGCTATTGTCACTGGCAATGGCCTCTGCTTCATGGGTAAGGACTCGATGAAGTTCTACCCACTCAACCGATTCGTTGTAGACAGGAACGGCAGTGATGAGGTTATCGAGATCATCACCAAGGAATCCATTAGTGAAGAGATCCTTGAAGCTGATCCGATCTACAATGAAGTACTGAAGCTCAAGGACGACGACTCCAAGAGTAAGTATGACATGGAGGAGGATGACGAGGAAGATGATTCAACCAGTTGTGCTGATAAGATCATCTACACCCGCGTTCATCTCAAGGATAACCAGTGGTGCTGGTATCAGGAAATTGACGGAAAAATTATTCCGAAAACCAGAGGCAAAGCTCCTAAGGATAAGTCTCCTTGGATCGTAATCCGCTTCAACGTTGTTGACGGTGAGTGCTACGGGAGAGGCCGAGTTGAGGAGTATCTGGGTGATCTTCGATCCCTTGAAGCTCTGATGCAGGCAATCGTGGAAGGATCTGCTATTGCAGCTAAGGCTCTCTTCCTCCTGAACCCTGGAGCTACCACCAAAGCTAAGACAGTTTCCTCTACACCAAACGGTGGGATCATCCAAGGTAAGGAAGGTGATCTAACAGTTGTCCAGGTCAACAAAGCTCTTGACTTCAGGACTGCAAAGGAGACAATCGCTGATCTCACCCAGAGATTGAATGAAGCATTCCTAATCCTGCAAGTTCGACAATCTGAACGTACAACTGCTGAGGAAGTACGGATGACACAGATGGAGCTGGAGTCACAAGGCGGGGGCATGTTCTCCCTCCTTACCAGTGAGCTTCTTCGTCCCTACCTCACCCGTAAGCTCTTCGCTCTCCAACGCGACGGTAAGATCAAGAAGATCCCTGATCGCTATGTCCGGCCTACCATTGTTGCTGGTCTGAATGCGATTGGTCGTGGTCAAGACGCAGAATCCCTGCAACGCTTGATGATGACATTCTCCCAAGCCTATGGCCCCCAGGCCCTAGCTCAGCTCACAGATCCAACTGAATACCTGAAGCGTCTCGCAGCCGGTATGGGCATCGATACCCTCAACCTAATCAAGTTGCCTCAACAGGTCGAGCAGCAGAAGCAGGAAGCTATGGATCAGCAGAAGGAATTGTCCATTACTGATCAGACCGCTGCCCTGGCTAATACTCCAATGATGGACCCCACCAAAAATCCCCAACTTAATGGAGAACCAAACTCCCAGCAAGCCGGTCAAGGCCAAGCAGACTCGGCTGCAACCCAAACCGGCTGAGATCTCTGAAGAAGAGATGGAAGCTAACCCCAACAAATATGCCAAACGAGTGAAGATTGGTAGACCTACTCTCGGTCGCTCAGCCAACTTCGTTGAATCGTTTGGACTCAACAATCTTCGTGTACTAACCGCCAATGGCCAACACCCTGACCTACGACCCGAGTAACGATCCTGACATTACTGCTGTTGAAGAAGCACGGGATGCAGAACTCCTCAGCATTGGCCAAGAGATGGAGGATCAACAGAATGACCTCCTGGCCGGTAAGTTCCGAGATGCTGAAGCATTGGAGGCAGCGTACCTTGAGCTTCAACGCAAGCTGGGCTCCCGAACGGATGAGGCTGATACTGAGCCTGAACCTGAGGAAGAAACTGAGGAGCAACCTGAGGAGCAACCTGAGGAAGAGTCCCACTTTCTTGATGATCTCTTCTCTGAGATTCAGGAGCTGGGTCAACTGAGTCAGGAGACTGCTGAAGCTCTCGGTGAAGATGTTGCCACTGCCATTGAGCAGTTGGTTGCCAATCAGCAGTCCTCAGTTGAGTTGAGTTCTGAAGAGACGCAACAGATCCAAGGCATTGTTGGCGGCGATGAAGCCTACAACCAGATGATCTCCTGGTCGTCTTCCAACCTCAGTGAAGGCGAGAAGGATGCTTACAACGAGGTGATGAACTCTGGGAACGTCAATGCTATCTACTGGGCAGTGAAGGGTCTCCAGTCAAGCTACCTGAACGCTGTTGGCTATGACGGCACGATGATTCAAGGACGAGCTGCAGCCGATCAGCAAGGCTTCCGTTCGATGGCCGAACTTGTACGTGCTCAGCGTGATCCTCGTTATGACAGCGACCCTGCCTTCCGAGCTGATATTGAAGCCAAGGTTCTTCGCTCTGGCAACCTCACCTAATAACCAATGACATATACTCCAGGCCCTGCACGATACTCAGGGCTCTCTACTACGACCCGTACCCCTCAAGTTCGGTCGTCACTCTTTACCCTGAACTCAGCGGCGACAACCAACGCTACGGGTGTTAAGTCTGGTAGTGCTTTCATTCAGAACATCCAGGCCCATAATGCTGCCGTTGCTGCACGTTGGCTCCGTATTTACAACACTGCCGGTACTCCGGTTGTGGGTACAGACACCCCAGTAATGATCATCCATCTACCGGCATCTTCGTCAAAAGAGATTCAGGTAGGTGATGTATCTCTAAGTCTCGGTCTTGGTATCGCCATCACTGGTGCTGTTGGCGTTCTCGATGCTACTGCAGTTGCTGCCGGTGATGTTCAGGTTGCAATCTCATACGACTAACTAGCTAGCAAGGTTTACTATGTCATTAGGATTTCTCTCACTCCGCCAAGTCCTTAGGTTTTAGTTCACTCACAACCAACTGATCCTTCAATACCATGCCTTTCAAAATCAACCCCCAGAACAGTGCTGTCGAGTACACCTCTGGTGAGCCAATCTTCAGCGTCCTCTCTGCTGATCAAACTGTCAACAACAGTGCAACGCTGGTTGCTGTACCTGAGCTTCAGTTCCAACTGGCAAAGTTTCAGCGTGTGGAGTTCACCTATGAGATGTACTTCACCACGACTGCTGCTGCTGGTTTCCGTTACCTGCTGACGATCCCTGGCACCCTTACTCAAGGCCGCCTGCTCCGTGAGCACGTTGCCCCTGATGCACTGACTGCTGTGGTGGCTGGCTTCGACATCACGATTGACGGAACAACCAACCGGACCATCACCTGTGCTTCTGGTACTGATGGCTATGTCCGTGGTACTGGTGTGATTCATAACGGTGCTACTGCCGGTACGGTTCAACTCAGCTTTGCTCAGAACGCTGCTGCTGCAGTCAACACGATTGTTCGTGCTGGCTCGTACATTAACGCAAGCTACATCTGATTCGTCATTTTGTTAAAGGAGCACCTCAGAGTCGGACTCCTTTTTCTTTGGCT